ATATGTTAACACCAAAACAATTAAAGTTATTTAATTTTTTAAAAGAGTATAAACAACAAAAAGAATATATGCCTACTGTCAGAGAGATGCAAAACTATATGAAAGCTAAATCAACAAGTAGTATTTCTCAGATGTTAGGTTATATAGAGTGGAAGGGTTATATTAAAAAACATCCTTCTATGGCAAGAGCAATAGAAATAATAAAGGAGGTAGCTTAATGGCTAAAAAGAAAAAAGAAATAAAACAATGGAATGAAGCAGTAGATGATTTAGAAGACTATGAAACTCAAGATGGATTTGTAGATATAAATGATGAAAATAATCCTAATAGTGTTTATTTATTTCATAATACAAAGAGTGGAATAAATTTAAAAGTAGATGCTGATGGTGCAAATGAAGCTATGAAACTTTTTGATTTATCTAATTTTGAAAACAGAAATGATTGGAAAATTTTTGTTGAAATTGGAACTCAACCAGTAAATAATTAATACAACTTATAGGTGAAAGGATTAGACAAATGTTCTCTAAACCATTGATATTATTGAATAAAAAATATTTTTATTTAATGTTCACTTGGCAAATGTTTAAATGTATAATAGAGATACTGTCATTTTTAAAGACAGCATTTCATAAAACAATAAACATTTTAGAGGACATTTCTATGAGCAATAAATATTTCTTAAAAAAATCTTGGGTCAATGTAGATGTATGCGTTGAAGATTATTTTAATTCAGGTACAACATTACAAGATTTAGAGAAATTAAATTGGAGTCCTTATTCAAATATAATCTCAAGAGAAGTTAAAAAGACTAGACATACAATAGAAGAGATAGATGAAAAAACATACAAAGATAAAGTTGAAAAATCCAATGGCTTATCTTCTAAAGAAAAGGCAGTATCAGTCAAAGATTGTAAAGAATAAGAAAAGAAAACTCATAGATAAGGTGTTTAATAAAATGATAAATGATATTGAATAGAGATACTTCTTCAGGTATTAATGCAGGTCAAGGTGAGGGTTCAGCAATAACTCCATGTGTATTGTTATACAGATGTGTTATTGTTAGAGCAATAATGGATGGACTTGATGTTGATATTCACGCATGGGGAAATGCAAGAGATGTTATAATTAAAGAAGCTAACGATTGGTTCTCAATCAATGACCATCACTTCTGTTTAATTTGCGATTATGCAAACTTAGACCCTTCCTTTATAATTAGAAAATACAAACAACTTAAAGAAGCTAATGCAAAGAAATTATTTAGAGGTAAAAATTTAAATAAATTTCTTACGCATTATATTTGTAGTTTTCATGAAGACCCAACAACAAAGAATTATTATGCCTAAGAATACAAAGTTTGATTTAGATTTAGAGTATGGACAGATAAGAGAAAAAAGAATAGAGAACTTATTAAAAGGTAGTAAGATAGAAATAAAAACAGAAAGAAGTTGGTGGCGAAAGACTGGCAACATAGCAATAGAATATGAATACAGAGATAAACCAAGTGGAATATTTAAGACAGAATCTAAATGGTGGTTTCATGTTCTTGAGTTAGATAACAATGAACATTGTATGTTAGTGTTTAGAGTATCAAGATTAAAGAAGATAGTTAACAAATATAAAAAGACTCATACAAAAAACATAGGAGATTACAGAGCAAGTAAGTGTGTTGTTATTCCTATTAAAGAATTGTTTAATGAGGAGTGTTATAAGCTATGATGATATTTAAAAACATAATTTTATTTTTAATGTTAATAAGTATTACATTTGTATTATTAACTGGGTGTGCAAAGAAATCACAACCAATAAAAGAACATAGACTAATAGTTAATTTAGTTAAACAAGTTGTGACAAAAGGATTAGACTTTTAAATAGTTATGAATAAAAGAGAAGACTTAGAAGAAGCTATAAAGTTATATAAAGACCAGCCGATATGGAAACATATGACAACAAAAGAGTTAGCTGATTATTTAATACCAAGTATAGCATTAGACCAGTATCATTTATTTAAATATGATACTACTGGTGTTGCATATGCATTTACTAACTGGGCTTTTCTAAGTAATGAAGCTGAAAAAAGATTTAAGAGTACTGGTATTGTAGAAAAGTTTGATTGGGATAGTGGTAATAATGTATGGCACATTGATACTATAAATAATCATAAAGGTAAATTAAATGATATATACAAATGGACAATAGATAATTTTAAAAAATCATTTAACGAAGAAAAAGAAATAAATTGGATTAGATTAAGTAAATCAGGAAATAAAATTTTAAAAACAAATAAAATGACTATAAAACAAGGGGTGCGAAAATTTAAATGAGTGATAAAGATTTACTCAGAGAATATAAAAATACTATAACAGATTTAACTAAAGATAAGAAAGAGTTAACTGATACTATAGAAGAAAAAGATTCTCGTATTAAAAAAATTTTGATACAGCTTGAACAAGCTAATCAAGATGTGCAATCGGCAGGTAGAAAGATTGCAGAACTTGAGAAGAAACTCAACAAAAAACAAACAATCAAAAGAGTAATAGATGAAAAGATTACAGAAGTCCTTGAAAACATTGAAGAAAATAAAGACTCTGAAAGTGTTGACAAGGAGGGTACTGATGTGGTAAAAGATATCTATGAAAAATGATAAATTAATAATAAACAATAAAGGAAAAACATATGGCGATAATTGAAGGCACAGCTTACTGGGCTTCTCTGACACGACCAAACGAAAAGTTTGAACCTATGTGGAGAATTGATTTAGCAGTTGATTCTAAATCTGCAGAGGACTTTAAAGGTCAGGGGATTTCAGTTGCTGAAACAACAATAGAAGATAAAACAATACCTAACATAATTAGGTTTAAAAGAAAAGTTACTAAAGCAAATGGTGATAAAAATCAACAACCACAATTAGTGGATGCTGATAAAAAACCACTTGATAAAATAGTCGGTAATGGTAGTAGAGTTAAAGTAATGTACAAACCTTACGAATGGAACTTCAAAGGCAAGAAGGGTGTAGGGTTAGATTTACAAGCTGTCCAAGTACTAGACTTAATTGAGTACACTCCAAAAGAAGACTTTGATGTCGAAAATGGAAATACTTCTAATGGAAGTGTTGACAACATCAAAGAATTTTAGTATAAGTTATCAGTCATAAAATAATTTATGGCTGTCATTTTTCTACTCCTAGGAGAGTCGGCTTGTAGTTGGTCGGCTCTCCTTTTTTATGTGAAAGGAATTTATGAGGGTGCAAATGAATGAACAAAGTAAAAATGGATTTGTAAAGTATCACTTACCATGTCCATTATGTAGTAGTAGTGATGCAGTTTCTGTTAATGCTGATAACTCAGCTTATTGTTTCTCATGTCAACAATACATTAGAGATTACAATATGGAACAAGAACCTACAATAATTAACAGAGACCATGAGAAAAAAGATTTTGTAGGACAATCAGACTTTGCAGAAATAGTTGATAGAAATATCAAAGCAGATACTTGTAAGAAGTATGGAGTCTCTGTTAAGATTGATAGTATGGGTAATATAACTAATCATTATTATCCTTATCATGATAAACAGGGAGCAAAGATAGGAACTAAAACTAGGTTTACTAAACTAAAAGAATTTAGTATTCAAGGTAATACAAAATATTCTGGATTGTTTGGTGAACATTTATTTACAAAAAATAAATATGTAATCATAACTGAAGGAGAACTAGATGCTTTATCAGCTTATCAAATGTTTAAGACAGATAAGTATGAGACACCAGTAGTTAGTATTAAGAATGGTATTACTTCTGCAGTTAAAGATGTTAAGAATAGTTTAGATTGGTTAGAACAATTTGATAATGTTATCATAAACTTTGATAATGATGAACAAGGAAAAGAAGGAGCATTAAAAGTAGCTGAGTTATTTAGCCCAGGAAAATGTAAGATAATGCATTTACCTAATGACTTCAAGGATGCTTCTGATTGTTTAAGTAAAAATAAAATACAAACATATGTTAAATCTTTTTGGGATGCAAAGGTATTTGCACCAGATGGAATTATAAATGCTAATACTTTATTTGATGAGATAACAAAACCAACAATTAAATCATTTGTTCAATATCCATTTGAAGAACTAAATAAAATAACTTATGGTATTAGACCATCAGAGTTAGTTACTTTTACTGCAGGTAGTGGCTTAGGTAAGACTCAGGTTATGCGAGAGATTATACATCATATTATTAAATCAACACAAGATAATATTGGTTTGTTAATGTTAGAAGAAACACCAGTAATAACTTCAAAAGGTTTAATGAGTATTGAAGCTAATCAAAGATTACATTTACCAGATGTACATCTAAGTAAAGAAGAGATGAAAACTTACTTTGATAAAACTATAGGTACTGGTAGAGTATTTATGTTTGACCATTTTGGGTCTAACTCTATTGATAATATAGTATCAAGAGTTAGGTTCTTAGCAAAAGGTTTAGATTGTAAATATATTGTTATAGACCATGTTAGTATTATTGTATCAGACCAAAGTCATGGTGATGAGAGAAGAGCATTAGATGAAATAATGACTAGACTTAGAACTCTTGTACAAGAGACTGGTGTTGCTATGATGGTTGTATCTCATTTGAGAAGACCAGATGGCAAAGGACATGAAGAAGGTGCAGCAACATCTTTATCACAATTAAGAGGTTCAGCAAGTATAGGACAGCTAAGTGATATTGTTATTGGACTTGAAAGAGATGCACAGAATGATGACCCAGATATTAGAAGTACTACAAAGGTTAGAGTATTAAAGAATAGATTCTCTGGATTGACTGGTCCATGTAGTAATTTAAAATATAATAATGATACTGGAAGATTGGTAGAGGTACAATCAAGTGACTTTTAATAAAGTTGTTTTTGATATTGAAACAACATTAACTGCAGATAAAGTTTGGTGTATTGTTTGTAAACATGGTGATACATTTTATCAGTTTAAAGAAAA